TTTACATTCTTTTCAATCTGTTCGTTAAGTTTAGCTTCTAATTCTTTTCCTTGATTTGTTAAGTCCTCAAGTACATTATATTTTTCTTCAGGAACATCAATATAATGTTCTTTGAATAAAGATTTAAGACCAGTAATGAAGTCCTCAGCGATTTCGGTTCTGATACCTCTTTCTACTGCAAGTTCATTTTCTTTCATCCATTCTTCAACAACATAGTTTAGATATGAATCCACTTTTTCGGTCATAGCTTCTTTTACTGTTTCAGTTTCTTTTGAAAGTTTTACTTCATACTGAGCCTCTAGTACTTTAACCTGTTCTTGTATTCTTGTCTTAACAGCAGTTTCAAAAATAGTCGCAGCCTTTTCCTTGAATTCCTCGGATAGGTCAGCGTCTGTTGAAACTAATGCCTTGACATCATCAGATAGGTCAATATCCATTTCAGTTGAATCAGTTGTTTCAGCAACAGTTTCGACACCGTCTTTTACTTCTACTTCTTCTTCTTTCATGCCAGATGGTTTTTGATCTTTTGGTAAAGATCCGTCATTCTCATCTTTATTAACCTGGTCCGATACTTTAGATACCTTCTTAACAGCTGTTTGGCCATCAGGATCAGTAGGTTTAACTACTGCCTTGCCCAAATCTTCGCCGTCATTTTTAAGGTGAGTAGGTTCAGCAGCAACTGCGTCTTTATTTGCAGCATTCACCACTTCGTCTAACTCTTTTTTTACTTCGGTTTCAGACATTCGGTCTCTCCTTAATATTTAAAAATTAATTAATTTTTTTTCTTACTATTATTTATACATCTTACCATCTTAAACCCTACGCTTTTTAAATAAGCTGCGTAGGTTTTAAAACTTAGATATAAAGTCTTTGAAGATATTTGCTTTGACTTCGGCAAGTTCTTTGCGTTTAGTCTTTTCAATTTCTTCTTTATATTGTTCAACTTCTATACTTTTCAGTACTCCGTTATCCCATACCCATTCTTTATTCTCCATAATACCTTCTACGAAAGCATCAGGTGCTGATGGGTCTGCAACTATGTCGGCTGCAGTCGCAAGATAAAAGTCTTTTCCAACAACATTTCTTCCTTGAGATTGTTGAATAGATCCCATACCTCTTGATGATACACCTAATTGTGCGCCTTCGTCAATTAAATTTTTGACGATTTTGCCGTATGGTGTATCCATTACTTTAGCCTCACCTATGAAGTTTTTACCTTCTGGTTTAAGACTAGTAATCATATGTGAAACACGCTCTAAATTTACTGTTGGTCCGTCAGGATGTCCTAGTTCACCAAAAGCACGCTTCTTGTTTATAAATTCGTTTGTGTATCTCTTAACTTCTTTTGCTAAAGTCTCAACAGGATAAACTCTACCATTACGGTTTTTGATATCAGCCTGCATAAAGACACCTTTTATCTTGTACGACTTACCACCATTTGTTGTCGCTTCTGTCAGTACTTCGATATCTTCAATTGTTTCTGTAATTAGTTTCATTTCTCCACCTTTTCTTTATTATTGTAAATCTTATCTACAATTTCTCTTTTCATTTCTTCTTTTTTTATTCCATACTTTTCTGCAAATGCTTTTCTAAATTCATCTGCAAGATAAGTTTTAGATTTTGTTCCTACAATTCTTTCAAGAATTGCTCTAGAATAATCTTTCTTCTTTTTTGTCATTATCTTACTTCTAAAATAATTGTATAATTATCACCTGATACAAATCCTTTTGTTGACAATAATATATCGCCTGCAGGAGATGTATTTGCTGTTAGTGTCGCATTGTTAGGTATACTATTACCTGCAACAAAATAATCATGAAATCCTGTACCAGAGAAGAATCCTATAGTTGCATTAGCAGAACTTGTTCCACTTCCTGCCCATAGTAATTCTACACCTGATTTACCATTTGTTGTATTGACTGCCCAATATATTTTTGATATTACTCTATTTGCGTCCTCAGTCAAAAAGTTTAAAGCACTAGCATCCATTTTAGTTACAAGTGTTTCACCTGAGCCATCGCTTATATTAGTAAACTTCATAACTGTTTTAACACCAACTGTGTCAACTATCGTTTGTGATGTAACTACATCTGCCATTTTAGTTTCTCCTAAACTCTGTAATCAACAAATAACTATCAACTAAACCATCAGTTGTTAATTTTATTTGTTTATCATTTCCAAATTTTAACTGGTCAGGTCGTAATCCATACTTACCATTACCAGTTAAACTCAAATCATTTGTTTCATTGTCAGCACTAAACTTTAAAGTTCCTGTGCCTTTTATTTGATAATAACATTCAATCAAACTAATTTTTGATTCATTATTACCACTTGTCAATTTTTCAGCGTCAACCACAATTTGTTTTTCTTCATTTCCGATACCCTTCGATTGTACAATATACTTCGAAGTGGTATCAACAATAGCTGTATTCGTAATCGTCATAAGAAAAACCTATGCTGTAAAGTTTTCGTCTTTTCTTAATTCGATAATAACACTACCAGAAGTTCCAAGAGCGGTTAACTCTAAGTCTCCTGATGTCGCTG